GAAGTTCTTCCAAATATCCTTGCAGCTTTCCCGCGTGTAGATCGACAGGATATATTCGCCGCTCCGGGCATAGGTGATGTCTTTCAGAAAGCCGTTCATGCCTGTTCCTCCTCGACGTGACCGTGCAGGTAAACGTACTCGCCAGCAGGTCCGATGTTCTGGTAAATGAAATCGTCACACTTGGCTTTGGAAAGGTGTGTTCCGAGTACGCGCCGCTCATAGACGAATTCGCCGTTTGCCTTTTTCTCGCTGATTCTGGCTTGGATTTCTTCGTCCTCGTAATTCGCTTCCAGCAGGTAGAGGTCGAAGTTCGGCGCTGAGATCCCGTTCAGGTTGTTTGTGTCAGTGGCGTAGAGGACCTTTCCAGCCGGAAGCAGCAGCTTGTAGCCGCAGTTCGGAACGTCATGCACCAGTGGCACAGGCTCGACCGTAAAATCACCGTAGCTATATCGGTGGTCAAAATCGTACAGGTCGATGTTTGCGGGCTTGACGCCAGCTTCCACCAGAGGCCGCACCAGCCATCGGCAGCAGCCGAAACGGAGCGCCGGTCGGTCCGCTGCGAGGGCGTGGAGCGTGCTTTTCCGGAAATGATCTCCGTGCCAGTGTGTCAGCAGAACAAGCCTGAGAGCTTTTGCAACTGGCTTCACGACCTTGTACGGAACGCCGCAGTCGACGAGAATCTGCCCGTCGATCACAACGGCGTTGCCGGTAGATCCGGTTGCAAGGACTTCGTACGGAACACTCATTACAGCGAATTGAGGTCAATCTGCTCCGGTTCACCGGCGTTCTTCTGAAGTTGTGCCGGGGCGCTGCCCTCAACGGCCGGCTGCGGGGCGTCGGTCGTAAGCTCTAGCTCGTCGGAATGGTCGGTAATGATTTCACCAGTCCTCGGGTCAGCAGTCAGGACAGATCCGTCATCAATAAACGCCTGCTGTATTTCTGTGGACATGATGCCCCACTTGCTGATAAGCTGGCGAAGCAGCGTTTTTTGAGCCATGCTGTCAAAGTCCTTGTACCAGAACGAGGAGTACTTCCACATATCCTTGTCGGCGATCTGGCCGTTCTGAATCTTGTCGTAGGCCTCCTTGCTGAACGCCTGAGAATATGTATCCGCATGGTTGAGAACCTTTTCACGCGACCAGTAGATGCGCTTCCGGAAACCATTCAGGTACTCGAAGTGCGCCATGTAGCCAACGATCGGAAGCCTTTCACGCAGATCGTCGTCCTCAATGAACCTGAATCGCGGCTCTGCCGTTTCGGGATCTTTCCCCAAATATTCGCCTTGCCGAATCTCCATGCAGCCCAGTTTCCGATACTGGCCGCTGCGAAGCGCAAGCTGGATATATCCCTTGTAACCAAGGACAAACTGTGCCTTGAAGCACTCGGGCGAAAGCAGATGCCCTTCGCGGTCATACTTGGCCTTCTGCTTGAACGGCACAAGGTAATACTGCCCAAGCTGCGGCGAGGGGGAGAGGTTTAAGCCCTCTCCCAGCAGACCGCCAGAGAGGATGGATTTGGGGTCGCAGGTCTGAAGCGCCGGGGTGGCGGCGACAGCGGACGTGATCGCTGCGATGAAGCGGTTTGCGCGTCCCGGTTCTTTCAGTGTGTTGTTGATAAGATTCTTATAATTTTCTGTGGTGATAGCGACGGAAAAGGTCATTTTCTTTGCAGGGGCGATGTTAGAACTGCTCATAGTCGTAACCTCCATTTACGAGAAATTCTTTGAGTGCTTTCAGCTTGTCAATGCCGCCGCGGACGCGGAACGAAACCTGATAGATCTTTTCAGCAGGCACCTCGGTGGGAATGGGCTGCTCGACGGGTGCAGAAACGGGGGCAGGTGGTTCTTCGTTCAGAACTTCTTCGATTTTGGCCTGTGCAGCCTCCTGAACCTCTTGCGCGGATTTCATGGCTGCGCGGCGACGAGCGGCTTCTTCCATCTCTTTGTGACGCCGGTCAACGATCAGTGCCGCTTCTGGCGCGGAAAGCGATTTACGGTACTCAACCAAGACCTCATCCTTGTGCTCCAGCGTTTCGATCATCCGCAAATCGTTTGAAACGTTCTGCAAGAACAAGGAAGCCTGTCCTTGCAGCTTTTTCAAAGAATCGGACATCGTGATATTGATGCCGCAGCGGTCAAACGGCGCAATGTCTTCGGGGATATTCAAGCTGGCGCGGTATTCGTTGTAGAACGCGACGATTTCGTCACGCTTCGCGCCCTTGATGCCGTTCTCAACGGAAGCGATCTTGGCTTTCAGCTCAGCGTCTGCCTTGGTGAAAGCGTCGGCCGCACATTCCTTGTAGAGCTTTTCAAAGGCCTCATACGGAGCAAGGATAGCCTTTTTGACTTCACGGCGGCGAGCCTCCAAGTCCTGAAACTCCTTGTTCAACTCGGCACGGGCCTTCTTGACATCCTTGTAGGTAGCTTCGGTACAGGCAAGCGCCAGCACCTGCGCAACGCGAGCATCGACAGAAGCTTTGACCTGCCGCAGTTGGTCTTCGATAATCGGCAACTGCTTGACAACGATCAGATTATTTTCCATCGGTCGGCGCCTCCTGCGTGATTTCTTTCAGGAGCGGCAAGATTCGCTCGTCGATGCGGCTTTCCGGCACGTTGATCTCGCAGATCACAGCGCGTGCTTCGCGTTTGGCTGTGGGGGCGATAACCTCCATTCCAACGGAGGCGTTCGGAATGCTGCAGCGATAGCTGTATGGGCGTCCGGCGCGGACGCTGCCGGTTTCTTCGTCGCGGTAATAGACATTTACGATCATGTAGATTCTCCTTTCAAATTTTCAAAATCAATCGGCTCATCCGGGTCACATGGCTCGACCGTGAAGCTGATACGCTCATGGCAGAACTTACGGAAGTTTCCGTCAGGACCCGCCATGCAGCTTCCCAGAAACGATTCTTCGGTGTATGCGCTGCTGCAATTCAGAATGCCGGGCTCCTTGTCGGGGTGGACAGCGCGGAACGCCGCGCAAGCCAGATTGACAGTTGGTGCTTCAACCTCTGTCCAGCCGCCTACGAACGGCTGTCCATCTGTGCCGTATGTGAAGTAGTATTTCATTCGCGATCTCCTTTGCTGATATATCCGCGCACAACATCGGTGAGCCAGTCCTGCACAGTGTCGTAGCCGTCGGCTGCAAGGTGCGCTTTGAGCTGGGCAGCTTCGTCGGCGGTGATTCTGGCGTGCAGCTTGTCCTTGAGCCTGTGCTGATCGGCGGTGCGGAGGTGCTTGCGAATGCTGCCGTCCGGGTCGAACTTGGCGTAGAGGGCTTTCATGGCTTTCTGCGTCAGGCAAATCCCGTAGGCGTCGCTGTTCTCACACTTGCTCTGGCTCGTCATGTCGTACTTAGGGTAAATGGTCTGCACAACGGCAACCATGTCTTTTGCGGGCGTTTTTGTTTTCAGCCGCAGCTCTTTCAGGCTGTTCGGCATGAGCATTCCTCCTTGACGATGCGATTTTTCGCTGCTATGATCGAGGTAGGTCTTTGTGCCTGGGGTCGTTTCCGTGCCAGCGGAGCGGCCCCGTTTCTTTTTTCGCTACTCATGCAGACCTCTTTTCCTGAATTTCTTCGATGGCCGCAAATACCGCAGCCAGTTCTGACAGTGAGTTGAATTTCCGCTTGAACGCATCGAGTTCGCGTAGTGCCAGCGATAAAAGCTGATCTCGTCCGTCAGCATCTTGCATAATTGCGGTGACAGATCTGTACTCCGCCGTTTTGTACTCAACGTTGAAAAAACTCCGAGTCGGCGAAGCTGATTCATGCACCGTAACCAAGCAGTTAATGATGTGCCGTGCCTGATTTTCACGATACTTTTCGGCAGCAATGCCGTCGTTCCACTCAAACTCGTTATGTAAGGGTGAATTCTCGTCACGGCATTCGTCCAAAAGGGCCTTTGCTGTTAGCCGGCCTTCGGCTTCCAGCCTTGAGCAAAGAACGCCTGCCTGCTGTGCATCTGCCTTTATGTGTGCTCCCTGTTTCCACTGAAAAACCATTAAATTTCCTCCTTTCTTTCGAGATAAGTTGAATTTTCGCTTGCCTAGCCAATGCTGACCTTGCCACAGCTTGCCATACCATGCCGTGCCTGCCGTGCCATTCCACGCCGCGCCACGCCGCTCCGCACCGCGCCTGACCATTCCTTGCCTCGCCTGCCCGACCATACCTTGCCTTACTCGACCGTGCCATGCATCGCCTAGCCTGCCTCGCCGCAACGGGCCACGCCAGAACGTGCCGGGACTTGCCCCGCCAGCCAGTTACTTCGTGGCTACATGGAACATTCCGTATTGGCCATCACGTTCAGGACGCCATTCGCCAATTCCGCAGGCATAACCACCAGCGTTGATGATGTTCACAATCTGTTCAAGTGAATACACGCCGTTTGCGTTGTAGCTCACGACCAGATCGGCATACCAGTTTTTGAACTCGCCTCTGTAACGAATATCTGCTGTTCCCATGCCAACCTTGACCATATCTTCTCGCAGTACCGGGGGATCGCCGTGAATCTCAATCATCTGATTTTCATCGCCGTCAATAAAAAACGCGCCGCGCATGGACATTTTGTCCTTCGCCCAACCCATGCGGAAAGCTGCGCTGATTGCTGCCTGCTTAATGGCTGTAACAGGGAAACAGAATCTGGCTCCTTCGGAAATCGCTCGTTCAAAGCCAGCTTGCGTCATATCGACCGGCATCGGTGTTTTCCAATACATCGAACGGATAAAATCTTCGATCGGGTCTTTTGCGGCTTTTGCTTTGGTCTTTGTGACTTTCATTTGCTTCTCAAGCATTTCACGTTTTGCCTTTTCAGACCAAGCGTGCATGATAAGTGGCGTATCGCCAACGATCCGAACCGTTGCACGTTTGATCTCAATGGGCCTAATTTCGATAACCTCGACACTTTTGCTTGTTGCCATTCAACTCATCCTTTCTGATTTCAAATTCGAGCAGCGAGTGACTTCACGCGCCGCAGCTCCGGCCGCGCCGGGTGCGTTGCGCGGGCGAGGTACTCGGCAATCGCTTCCTCAGTGATCCAGACCTTGCCGCCTGGCTTTCGCTGGATATAAGCCAGATGCCCGCTGCTGCGTTCCGCATCCAGCGTCATAACAGTTATGCCAAGTCTGGCCGCTGCCTCCTTTCGGGTAAGTAACGTACTCACGTCATATGCTCCTTTCTGCTCCTTGCCCCTCCCCAGCGATATGTGTTAAAATTTCGCTGAAAGGAGGTGCTTTTGTGGCAAAACGATACGTTGTCGATTTGCGCAGCCTCGACCCCGCCAAGAGAGAAGCTGCGTACAAACAAATTGATGAGCTCGCGTTTATGACCGAGATGGTTTTCGGTCCTGCCGGGCTTGAAGCGGTAGAAGTGTTCTGGACTTCGGAAGAAGACTTTACTACCTCTCCGCTGATTCCACCTGGGTGTCGCTGCACTCCGTGCTAAACTCATCCATTGTCACCGTTTCCATGCCCCAAACTTGAAATAGCGCTCTTGGGAAGTCCGGGTCGTAGTCAAATACGACTCGGATTCTCTTTTTCGGGTCGGAGAATTGCTCCAGAACCTCTGGCAGCGCCCGCAGATTCTGCATGATGGTTTTGCCATCGTTCGGCCAGCAGCCGGTGCCGGCACCAGACTCATGTTTCACTTCGTAACCGAAGTGCGCGTAGGTCTCATCGTGGGTAGCATCCTTTCCCCACTGCTTCGGCGCGGAGAATGTTCTGTTCATAGATTCCTCCTTTCTTGTGTAGATAAATTATCTACATTCGGTGCAAAAAAATATGGCTTCCTTCTCGCCCGTGTCGATGCGCAGAAGATCGCAAAGCCCCTGAATCTCGTTTGCCTTGAACTCAGAGTCATTGTTCAGCTTCTTCAAGAACCCCTGATATGTAAGCCCAATCTTGTTTGCAATAAAAACGAGCTTGTACCCGGATTCTTTAATTTTTTCGCGCAAAGCAATCGTATCGGTCATTCTCCCACCTCCTTTCGGTTTCGATGTAGATGAATTATCTACATTCAGGAGATTACCACAGCGTAGACAAAATGTCAACAACTTTTTAGAAAAAACTTAAAATCAGTTGATTTACAATCTACATCATGTTACAATGATTTCTGTCAGGAGGCGATCATAATGACCATCGGTGAACGCATTAAATTCAAGAGAGAAGAACTCGACATATCTCAGGATGAACTAGCTCGTCGGCTAGGATATAAGTCCAGATCCTCTATCAACAAAATTGAGCTTGGGCTTCAGAATTTGAACCAGTCGAAAATCAAAGCGATTGCGGACGCGCTTCAAACAACACCGTCATTCATAATGGGGTGGACAGAAGATAAAAAAGAGCCCACCCTCGAAAACGAGGATGGGCTAACAGAGAACCAGCAGTATCTAATAGACGCAATTCGCAATATGTCTCCGGAGAACGCAAAGAAACTGCGTGTTATTGTGGAACAAGTAATTGACGAGCGCGATCGATGACCTTTTCGACCTCCTCTGGGGTAAGCGTCCTGACAAGGTCAATCAGTTCTTCCCTTTCTTTCTCAATGTTTCCGTGGCTTGCGTTTGTAACGGAAGTATTCATGGAAACCGTTCCTTTCATTTTTGCTGCCGGCGCATTTTTGATTATAGCATAAAAACAGGAAAACGGTCTTTTTTGAGAGAATATAACATTCTCTTGATTTCGACAAGGAGGGGATTTCATGGCTCGGCCAAAGAAACCAACATATGAGTTTATCCCCAGCCGGAATGAATACCGCAAGCGCATCAAAGGCCCGGATGGCAAATACATTGCCCTGTACGCACAGACACCGGATGAGTTGACGGAAAAGGTTGCTCTTGCCCAGCGGCAGATCGAAGAAGCTGTGTACCGGCGCGAGAATCCCACAGTCCGGGAGTATGCGGAAAAGTGGCTTACCATGCAGGCTTCGAGCATTCGGGTAACTACGCTGGCTGACTACACCTCCAAAGTCAAAATCTATATCATCGAGCCGCTAGGCGATCGGTATATGCAGGAGATCACGCCCGATGATGTGAAGATGGCAATTACCAAGGCTGCTTCAAAATCAGCGTCGATCTACCGCAGCGTCCAGATGCTGTACAAGCTGATTTTCACATCGGCAGAGCAAAGCAAAATCATCGACGAATCGCCGTGCAAGAATCTGAATCCAAAAGGCGGCAAAGCGCCGAAAGAGAAAACAGCGCTCACCACAGAGCAGGTGCAGACCCTCTTGGACGCAGTGCGCGGTCTGCCGCCATATCCGTTTATTATGCTCTGCCTGTATGCGGGCCTGCGCAGAGAAGAAGCCCTCGCTCTGCAATGGGATAGCGTATTCTTGGATGGATCTGCCCCGCACATCGTCGTTTGCCGCGCCTGGCACATCGAACACAACCGCCCGGTCGTGACAACCGAGTTGAAAACGAAAGCGGCAAAGAGGACAATCCCAATTCCTCCGCAGCTCGTTGATTGTCTGAAAGAAGTCAAGGAATCTTCGATTTCGGATTATGTCATTGCAAGCAGCGAGGGGCAGCCGTTGTCTGGCACACAATGGGGGCGGCTCTGGAAGTATGTCACTGTCCGCAGCACCAAGGAGCGCACCTACACCAGATATGTGAATGGGCAGAAAATCAAGCACACCGTCACGCCTGTTTTAGGGCAAAAGGCTGCGCACAACGCAAGCGTCATATATAGCATGGATTTTCAGGTGACACCACACCAGCTTCGGCATACGTACATCACGAACCTTCTGCTGGCAGGAGTAGATGTCAAGACCGTGCAGGTTCTGGCTGGTCACGAACACGCGAAAATAACACTGGACATCTACGCGCATCTGACCTATAATCAGCCGAAAGACCTGATCTCAAAGGTCAATGGTGCATTTGCAAATAATCCAAAATGA